ACATGGACTCGCAAACTTGCAGAGTTCGAAACAGCAGTAGAAGGCCGCGACGCTGACATTGCTAAGGCCTACGACTACATGACAAAAACACAGCTCAAGGCCTGTGTTAAGTTCTGTGAGCTTGTGATTAGCGATTGTGGTGCTTACATTCAAATTAAAAAAGTAGAACGCAAGCCTCGCACGGTCAAGGCAGTGACACCAGAGAAGAAAACAGCCAAGTTCAAAATCCAGGCAGAGTTTGCTGAACTCAAACTCAAATCACTGCCTGCGGCACAGCTAGTGGACAAGTCAGAAGCTTGGCTATATGACACCAAAAAGCGCAAGCTCATCCACATTGTAGCTGACGATTATACCAAGGTGTTTACTGTAAAAAACAATGCTGTGATTGGGGTTAGTACTGTAGAAACTCTGCAGAAAACTGTACGCAAACCAGCGGAGACCATCAAGGCTGTGATGACTGCTGGCAAGCCAGCGGCTCGAAAGTTGTTCAAAGACATTACAACCACAGAAACAGCCTGGAACGCTCGCGGCACTGAGAACTTGATGATTCTCCGCGTTTGGTAAGCTAAATACAGGGACCTGGAGTCCCTGTATGGCTGAACAACAAGATACGCTGAGTGAACTTAAACAAAACCTAATTGAGTATTGCCAACTCATGCTGGGCGACCAAATCATTGATTTGGAACTAGATCCTGCGCACTACGAAATAGCCTACCAGAAGACCATTGGCACCTATCGCCAACGTGCCAACAATGCTTACGAAGAGGCATACATTTTTATGTACCTGGTCAAAGACGAAAACATCTATACCCTGCCCCAAGAAGTAGTAAGTGTACGTCAGGTGTTTCGCAGAACATTCGGTGATGCCACAGGACCGTATGCTTCGAACTTTGACCCTTTTGCTCAAGCCAGCCTGCAGGTTTACCTCATGAACTTCAACGTAGCCGGCGGTCTTGCTACCTATGATTTCTACAGTCAATATGTGGAATTGGCAGCTAAAATGTTCGGTGGTTTTATGAACTACACCTACAATCAGGTGACTAAGAAATTACAACTGATTCGTGACCCAAAAGGCACTGGCGAAGCTGTGCTACTTTGGACCTATCAGCTCAAGCCCGAAATTAACTTGCTGAGTGACTTCCAGATCAAGCAGTGGGTCAAAGACTACATGGTAGCCACTTGCAAGATGATCATTGGTGAAGCTCGCGAAAAATTTGGTACTATTGCTGGTCCCCAGGGCGGTGGCACACTAAACGGCGCAGCCATGAAATCTGAAGCCAAAACTGCGCAAGACGAGCTAATTGGTCAATTGGTTAATTATGTGGATGCTAGCCAGCCCCTGACTTGGGTCATTGGCTAATTGACATTGTAGTGTAATGCTGTTATAATAACAGCATGTCACACCTAATGATCGACCTAGAAGGGCTAGCAACTGGCCCAGATACTTGTATCCTCACTATAGCTGCTCAAGCATTTGATCCCTTTGGCCAAGGCTACTATGACAAGCATTACTATGCCCGGGTTTTGTTGGAAAGCCAGCCAGACCGCCATATTGATGACAGCACAATTGAGTGGTGGGCAACTCAGCCCACTCATGCACGAGAAGAAGCATTTAACGAACATGGTCGCATCCCTCTAGATCAAGCACTGGATGAACTAGGCAAACTAATTTGGCACTCCAAGCTGATATGGGCGCAAGGTCCCACGTATGACATGAACATTCTTGAGCATGCCTACAAGAGTTATAACAAACCCCTGCCTTGGAAATACTACATGGTACGAGATAGTCGTACAGTGTTTAGTCTGTGGCCCGATCAACCCATGCCCCCTACTACCCACCATGCGTTAGAAGACTGCCGCAGACAAATTGGTATGTTGCAAAATACATTGCAGTACTTGAATGTTCGAGAACTGAAATGATTGCAAATTATGTAGTGGATTTTGTACTAGACCCAAGCAGCAGCTGGCATCGAGAAAAGCTTTGCAATGATATTCTAGAGCAGAAACCCAGCCATGTGTTTTTGAATATCGCTTGGGAAGCATACAAGTTTAGTCCTAGCATGCTAGAAGTAGATGACTTTTTGTTTCAGCATGGTATACCTACTACTTGGGTAATTTGGGATATTACTAAAACTGATCCAGCTTGGCAACAGCTTCGGTGTTCAGTGGTATTTTTAAATTTTATATTTTGGCGGTCTTATAATCAGATTGTAGTAAAAAAATTAAATGCTACTAACCAGTATTGGAATTCCAACGCTGAGAAATTTTTGTTTTTAACTGGCAAGCCCAATAAACCACAACGCATTAGGTTGTTACACAAGTTCCATCAGCAAGGATTAATGCCCAAATGCAGTCACAGTTTATTCATGCACTCCGGGATGTATGAAGCATCTCGACGGGTTGTCCAATATTTGTCCGACCGTGAGTTTGCAGACTTTGTTCAACAATACCAACACAACCCGGACAACATAGTACCTGACATGCAAGAAACAAGTATGCATTATGGGGGTATTCCGTATAACCCTGACTTGTATGCTAATTCTCTTGTTAGAGTAGTGTCAGAAACCAATGTGGATCATCACCCTCCTGCGCTTACTGAAAAAACATATTTGACAATTGTAAATAAAAACCCTTTTGTTATTGCCGGTGATCGGTACAGTTGCAGATACTTAAAAAGCTTGGGGTTTGAAACGTTTGATCAATTGTTTGATATTCCAACTTACGATGATATCTCTAATGTAGATGCAAGACTAGACCACGTCGTGAATCATGTTAGGCAATGGCTTTTGGGCAGTTTTAACAAAACACAAGTAGCAGATATGGTTGAGCATAATTATCGTCGCTTCCTAACACTGGGACAGCAAACAAAACAAGAATTTGAAAACATAACTGGAGTAGACATTGATCAAGCAGTCAGCAGTTTTGACCCACAAAGCAACAGATGGTAAAAAATATGAATCTACCTAAATTATTAATCATTGGCAACGCCCGGCACGGTAAAGATACTGTATGCGATATACTGCGCGAAGAATTCGGTTACAGTTTTAGATCTAGCTCAGACTTTTGCGCCGAAAAGTTCATCTATGCAGAACTTAAAGATCGTTATGGGTATACTACGTATCAGCAGTGTTTTGACGATCGCCATAATCACCGCGCTGAATGGTACAACATGATTCACGAATATTGTCATGGAGACTTTGCCCGGTTGGGCAGAGAAATTTTTGCAGAAAATGATATCTACTGCGGCCTGCGCAACAAGTCAGAATTTCACGCTATGCGTAACACTAACATATTTGATTATGCTATCTGGGTAGATCGCGGTGATCATTTGCCTCAGGAAGATCGCTCAAGTATGAGTTTAGAAATTTGGATGGCTGATTATGTAATTGACAACAACGGAACCCTGGAAGATCTCCGACGCAATACCAGAGGATTAGTTCACAACTTGTTGGTCAAGCATCCGGTTCGAGATCTCCGGGACACCAAGGATCGTCGTTCTTTTTAATATCAACCACACAATTCAAACACACAGTTCGTAAGTTTCTCAACCCGCAGTGGTTGAGATCACCGTCTACGTGATACACCAATAGTTGATTGGCATATCTAGCCCTGAACCCACAGCGATCGCATGTGGGTTTTTTCTTGTAACCCGCAGTTTGCCAGCGCGGCACCGGGGGTTTGATTTTTTTCTTTTTCTTTATGCAGGATTCGCACTGGCTTCGATAATATGTGATGCCATCTCTTATTAAGTTAACCGCAACTAGCCGCTGTTTACAACATGGGCATATTTTTCTTGGTTGTTGAACTTTAGTCTTGGATATTTTGAGCCCTGATGATCGCATTGAGCTATTATAATACGCAGGATCATCTTTGGCGCTTGCTAGTTCAAGGTAGTAATTTTCTCTGTCTTTGAGCAAGTTTTTATCTGTTACATATTCTAATATTTTACGTTCAAAATTTACAAGGCCGTAATGTTTCAGGTCTTTGAGAAACTGTTTTCCGCTGCCGGTGTAATGGTCGTCTTCGTGCCCAATGTGTGCGCCGATGTATTTTTTATTGTTAACAGTATTGATCCACTCGTAAATGAAGCCGTCGTAATTCATATGCAAACCTTTAGTAAGGTATTTATACCGAACACTTTTTGGCCGAATGCAATAAATACCTGCAACTTGAAAAGGAACCCACTATGGCTCTAGTATCACCAGGCGTAGAAGTAACAGTAATTGACGAGAGTCAATACATCCCATCTGCTGTAAACACAGTACCATTTTTCTTGATTGCCACTGCACAAAACAAGGTATCAGGAACTGGTGTTGGGGTAGCAGCTGGTACTACTGCTGCTAACGCAAACAAAACTTATCTCATTACCAGTCAGCGAGACTTGGCCGCCACATTTGGTGTGCCTTTCTTCTATCAAACCACAACTGGTACTCCAATTAATGGGTATGAACTCAATGAGTACGGCTTGTTGGCTGCTTACTCTGCGCTGGGCATTTCTAATCGAGCTTATATTCAGCGAGCCAATATTGACCTAACAGAGCTCACAGCTACGTTAAGTCGCCCAACAGGCACTCCAGCAGACGGAACCTATTGGCTTGATACATCTGCCAGCGTTTGGGGTATCCAAGAATGGAATCGTACCACTAATGTTTTTACTGTAAAAACACCACTGGTAATCACAGATATTGACAGTGTTATCCAAAACACTTGGCCAGTTACTGGTACTACATACTGGATTCCCAATACTGACATTGGTAGCATTGGTGATTATGCTGTGGTAGCAATCAACGACGCTGATAACTTGTACAATCTAGTATGGTACAAAAATACCGATAATGATTGGGTGCTGCTGGGCAGTGAAGAATGGCAGGTTTCTTGGCCAACCGTGCAGGGCACTGCTGCCCCAGCCTCTCTGACCAACGGACAAAATATCTATATCAACGATACATTGGTTGCAGTAGGTGCTGGTGGCACAGCACTGACAGTGACTGGGTTTGCTACAGCTATCAACGCCGCTACGATTCCTGGCGTTACCGCAGCCGCTGTCAGCGGTAAATTATATCTTTATGCTGACAGCACTGCTACCAACGACGGATCTACTGCTACCTATGGTATAGTTTCGGTAGAAGCTGGCCCTAACGGCGGAACAGCACTGTTGACTGCACTGGGTATTACAGACAGTGAGTATCTAACACCATTTTATTTCCCAGCTCCTAATCAGAGTGCTCCTCGTTGGAGAACCACTGACACATTGGGTGGCCGTCCAACAGGTTCTGTTTGGAACAACACAAGCCCTGTCAACAATGGGCTGAATTTAAGCTTTAAAAAATACAGTGCTACACTTGGCGAATGGGTGAGTCAAACTGTTCTATGTTATCCAAACTTCGCGCAGGCAATTTATGAATTAGATC